TCCGATAGATCCAGTAGCACCTTGAGATCCCTGTGGTCCTTGAGGTCCTATTGATCCGGTTGATCCTTGAGATCCTTGAGTGCCTTGAGGACCTGTAGCTCCTGTAACTCCCTGTATACCTTGAGGTCCAATAGAGCCTGTAGGTCCAATAGAGCCAGTAGCACCTTGGGATCCCTGTGGTCCTTGAGGACCTATTGATCCTGTAGGTCCTGTTGCTCCAGTTACACCAGGAGATCCTTGTGGTCCTTGAGCACCTCCACCAAGTGGTCCTGTTGGTCCAATGCTACCAGTAGGACCTATAGATCCGGTTGGTCCAATTGATCCAGTAGCGCCTTGAGATCCTTGTGGACCTTGAGGACCGATCGATCCTGTTGAACCCTGTGATCCTTGTGTGCCCTGAGGTCCAGTAGCTCCTGTAACGCCTTGAATGCCTTGAGGACCAATAGATCCTGTTGCTCCTTGACTTCCTTGTGGACCTATAGATCCTGTTGACCCTTGAGATCCCTGAGTGCCTTGAGGTCCTGTAACTCCTTGTATGCCTTGAGGTCCTATTGATCCAGTTGCACCTTGAGATCCCTGCGCTCCTTGAGGTCCTATTGATCCAGTAGCTCCTTGAGATCCTTGTGGTCCTGGAGCGCCTGTTACACCAGGAGATCCTTGTGGTCCAGTGGCACCTGTTACACCAGGTAAACCTTGAACAATCGTACTAACAACATGAGATGAAAATAATGTTCCAGAATGAATTAAATGAAGTGTTTTGCTTGAATTAGAATCTGTTTGTGCATATACTTTAACTACAATACGATCAGTTTGATCAAATATTGTATTAGATGTTGTAAAATATTCATCTACAAGTTGTGTTGGATTTAATACATTTGTAGAATTAATATCCGAGCTATATGCCGTAAAAATTAATGTTTCACCGGCGGCAATATTTCTTTGATAAACTTCATACATAAAACGTGTTATGCCACCAGTATTATCTACATATCCCCAAAAATGAAATCCCCATTGTCCAGCCGATAATAATAATATTGCAGGATCTCCAGCATTGGTTACATAGTTTGCAATTAATACTGGAGTTCCAAATACGTTTGAACCGGCACCAATACATGCGACCGAATCATCGGCTTGAACTGGTGATGGCGGAATGCGAAGTAAAGCTTCATAACCGCCAATATCTGGTGATGCTCCATCTAAATAATAATAAACTCCAGATATAAATCCAGCTGGACCTATTGATCCAGTTGGTCCGATAGATCCGGTTGGCCCAATTGATCCAGTTGGTCCGATAGATCCGGTGGCGCCTTGAGATCCTTGAAGTCCATCATTACCAGTTGGACCGACAGATCCTGTAGGCCCTATCGATCCTGTAGCTCCTTGAGATCCCTGTGGTCCAACAGATCCAGTTGGTCCTGGAGATCCTTGTGGTCCAATTGATCCTGTTGCTCCTGGAGATCCTTGTGGGGCTCCTGCTGGACCAGTTACTCCAGGTGACCCTTGTGGTCCAATTGATCCTGTAGGTCCTGGAGATCCTGCTGGACCAATAGATCCGGTTGGTCCGGGTGAGCCTTGTGGTCCGGGCGCACCTGTACCTCCACCGCCTCCACCGCCGGTTGCAACACCTCTAATTTGATCAACGTATATTTTAGTCATCTATTATATGTTGCTAACATAGTAGTCAGCAGTAAGTACATCTGGTGGAGCAAGAGTTACTGGAGCAGTATTAAAAATAACAGTATCATAGCCAGCTCCTGGTCCGCCTGATTCTGCAATAAAATAATCATCCAAATAAAACTGCTTCACACCGTTTCTATAGACAATAATTTTATAATCTGATGTCATTAAAAATGTACCTGATGGTATAGTAAAAACTTTATTTGCATCATCTACTATCCCAACTAATTGTATATCTTCTTTTCTTATTGCAACTAAATTAGAATTATCGACTTGTAGTCCCTTAATAATTCCACTATCCTGCAAGAACTTTTTTTGATCAAGATTAAATTGTAGTAAATCAATATCGCTACATTCAACGACAATATCTTTTGCTAAAATTTTATGTCTTAACTCTCCCTTTAATAATGATGCTCTAATATCAGCTTCTGCTACACCAGGAATTTGCAATAAATCACGTGTAGTATTAAATAGAATAGGATAATGAAATATCTTGATAGTTTTGTTTCTATCAGGGGTGATATTTCTTACAACAAAACATCCATTCTTTTTAAGATATGGTGCAAATTCATCCATGATTATTTGTCCTTATCTTCGTTTTATTGTTATGGTAACAGTTCTTTCAACTTCAGGGCTAGCTTGGTTCTCTGCTCCAAATAACTTTTCCATTAAATTATCGCCTGCAAATAATTTTTCTAAAGAAGCATTTTCTCTAGGAGCTGGGGCATTATTTTTAATCATGTTTGCTTGTCTAAATGCTTGATCTAATAATTCAGAATAAGATTTTTCACTAACATCTTTTTTATTAATATCCAAAGCGTTATTTAAGCCTGCGTGTATTAGATCTTCATCTTTAGCAAGAATAGTAGCTCTTAACTCTACTTCCGACATTTTTTCAATATTTTCCATATTTAATCTATATCGAGCATGTAACAATTGTTCAAGATAACTAATACTACCCATTCCAGGTTGATCTGCCGTAAAGTCGCCATCTTTTTCATTGATACGCAACCCTTTATCTAAACTTGATAAAAGTATTCTTGAATAACTATCTTGCCAAGCTGGTTCATGTCCATATATTTCTTTTAACTCTTGCACTCCCCTTCTTAATTTTAGAAGTGCCTGTAATTTTATACTCAAATCATCTGAAATAAACTTCTCACTACGATGATAGCTCTGCAAGCCTCTACGAGGATTATATTCTGTCTCTTGATCAATACGTCTCGTATCAAAAGCTAATTTTGTAAAACCTGGATCTGATAAACAGCTATTAATAGCCGCTTTTCTAAGCATAATAGAATTTTTTCTAGAAGGAATATCTTCCGTTCCTCTAGAAATCAATTGGTATAACTCTGCAATAGTGTCTAAGTTCATTGGCTTCTTTCCGAATTGGATCAATATTATGCTAGATTATTGCATCTATCGTAAAATAATTTGGCACTTCGTTTATACGCCCATTAGGCGGGCCGCTATATGCTTGGCTCCTGGGCATCAAGGACGATGGCAAATCAATTTATATGGTTAAGTGAGCTAAAGAATAGGCATTGACAAGCCATTGCTCATGGTTAAAATGTAAGTACATGAAAAGAGAAAGGGCCTATAGTTTCCTATAGACCCCTTCAACACTCTTTAGCTAACTACTTAATTATTAATCAAGCTCCTGTAACAACCGATTTCCTTCCGGCTGCAACACCACGAGGGTTAACGATTGCAATACCAATAATCTCAGAAACAACCCAACCTAACTTAAGTTGCTTTGGTTCATCAGCAGGTAATACTTCAATATCTTGACGAATTGGCATTACTCCTACGAATTCTGGGTCGGAAGCGCCATATATCGTACCTGGTGGAACGATCTTGGAAACCATGATATCAGTACCCCAGATGTGGGCATAAAGACCAGTTTGTAGAACCTCACGCATAGTTACGGGATCAAAATCTCCGCCACCAACGCCTTGGCCACCACCAGAACCCCACTTAAGGATATCTGTAAACTCATTGATGTTCATGAAGTACTTTGTAGTTACAAGGTCCCAACGATCAATTTGTTGCTTGATTTCAACTAAGTCTCTCTTTAGAAGACCTGCGTCTGCAATGTCAGTTAAGACGTTTTCGACGGATGCGGCTGCATCTAAGGCTGCGAAGATGTTTGCATCTTCTTGTGCCATGATTTCTTGACGAGCCTTCTGAACTGCTCTATCAATTACGTTAAATCTACGGCGCTTGACTTCAGCGATACGAACCGTTGGGTTTGCATAGATTTCAAACTCTGGAACTACAACACGATCACCGAATACACGGGACTCTGGTCCAGTACCGTTGCTGGAAATAACAACTGCTGCAACGTCGATATCTCTATCGTAAGTTGGCATTGCTCCCTGTGGTAGAGGATCAACGACTAATGCACGACGTGCAATACCGTGGTAATCCAAGTTTCTACGGATTGGGTTTGCCATTGCTTGTGCAAGGGCAATCTTGCCGTCTTGAGTCATAATGGCGCGAGAAATAAGCTCATCACGCTTGTCGTCACTTAAGGATGCTTGACCTGCAAGGCCCATGTTAGATGGGGTGTTCTCTTCAAGAACGGCCGCATATTTAACAAGAGTTTGAAGCGCATCTTTAAGGCTAGAGGCGTTCATTTGCCCCTGATTAGAAAACATATTCATGGAATCTCCACATTTTATAGGAATTGATTGCCGGTTTTGCCAGCGACACACAGTGATGTGTGATAGAATGTTCCATAGAGGTTAGTCTATGGAACATTTAAGTTATTATGCTGATGGGTTGAAGTAGAACGTTGCGAATGCATACGTAGAAGCTACAACAGAGCTAACGATACCAGATGGGCTGTTAAGAGCTGCAACTAATCTATTTGGAGTAGTTACAAGGGATCCGTTAGTCTCGAAATCAACGAAACGGCCGCATAGTGAAGCAGTGTTACCACCAAGTGCGCTAGCTGAAGTTGGAGTCAAAAGACCGGTAGAAGTTACATAAAGAGCGGCGCCTGTTGCTAATGCTCCGTTAGATGGTTGTAAACCAGTTGTTACAGTGGTATCACATGCATCTAGGGATACTGCATATAGACCTGGCTTCTCCCAGCAAGTTACCTTGCCAGAACCAGTTGCAGTGTGTGGGCCTAATTTAGCTGCGGCTGGAATAGTTGAAAGAGGTCCGAAAGAAGTTTGTCCAACAGTTCCACCGACTACTGAGCCGAATAGAGTTCCGTATCCAGAGATACCTTCGTCAGCAAGCATTAATGGACGTTCAGTACCGGCAGTTGGTAGTCTAACAACTACTCTGTTAACGGCGGTTGGGCCGACATAACCGTCAAATGAATCTTTTGCTGCGCTGTCAGTAGCAGTGGTTGCTAAGACGGAACCGAAAGTTACTACTTCTCCACCCTTAAGTGAAAGAACCTGAGTATCAAGACCGTCAAATTGACCAAGTGGTTGGTTACCTGATTGTAATAGTTTTAAAGCCATTTTATTTTTCCTAATTCTAATATCGAGAGTTAATCATCGATACGATTGTCTTACACTTTAACTTACAAAATCTACTTAACATATTTATTTATTGCCAGATTTGACATAAAAAGTTGCTAGAGTTATCTAAATATAGTCATATGCCTATATTTTTATTGATTATAGTCCAAATTCACCTGCTTCATTATCAATATCTTCAACTGTTCTATCTGCTGGTGCCGCTGTTTCTGTTGGAGATTGCATTCCAGTACCAAAATCAGATTGGTTCTTGGCTTGTGCAGCTGATAATTTAGAAAAAGCATCATCTTGAACTGTCTTTGCTTTTTCTAACATTTTTAATACTTCAGCA